CCTGCTCTTTTAGGCCCAATTAAAACATCAGTAGATCCATCATCATCTCCTTTGCTAAATACAGCAGCCATATCCTTCATATCTACTTCAGTGTCAATATCCTTTAAAGATTCGTAAGGGTTACCTTTGTATTCCATTTTAGGTTCAACACCTGTAAATTGAAATTTTTGTTTTTGACTAGGAGCTTTTGAAAATTTCTTTTTGTCAGCCATATTATTTTCCTTTATTCATATTTATCACATCTGTAGCCTTAAGTCCATATATGGCCGCGACTACCGAAACCCAAAGGCCCACTATCCACCAAGGCATCTCTTGTAATTTTTGAAAATACAAGTCAATCTTCTCTTGCATTTTCTCATCTTCTGCAAATACAGAATACGCCAACAAAAACAGTGGCGAAGAAATTGTCAAAAGTACAAATTCGTCCTTCCAATCGCTTTTTTGATTTTCTGCAATTTTGCCACTAAACTCAATTTCTCCACGTTTCATTTTTTCTATGTGAAGAAGTTTAGCTTCTGACATTGCAACGTCAGCTGCTTTTTTATTCTTGTATATTTCAAGTCCAGATTTTAAACCTTGACCTAATAAGCCCCAAGGAATCATAAACTAGTATGCTTTTGAACTTCTTTTCTTTTCAGGTAATACAGCACCTTGACCTTTAACTTCCATTTCAGGTCCACCTGTGCCAATGTAATTGAAAGCTTTGTCAGCAGTTGTTTTAGATCTTGGATCTATCTCAATTTGCTGTTCTCCAACTTTTACATCTTTAATTTTATTTAGTTTTTCCATAATTAACCTCTTTTTTTGCTTTTACCAGCCTCAGAAAGAGCAATCGCAATAGCTTGCTTACGACTTTTTACTTTTTTTGGGCTTTTACCAATGTTGAGTTCACCTTTTTTGAACTCTTTCATCACAGTTTTAACTTTTTTCTGTGCTTTTGTCATCTTTTTTCTCATTTTTTACTGTCCTCGTTTAATTATGACACCATTTGGCATCATATCTTTTGCATTTGGCATTGTTTTTGACAATATTGTCTTTTCAATGGAAGTATCAGCTCTTAATTTTGCCAATTCTTCGTTTTGTTTTAACTTTTGATCTTGATTTTGCTGATTCATCATCGCTCTCATCTTATCTAAGTTAATTCTTTCCTCACCTTCTTGTTGTTTTCTTTGATTTTCTTGTGCTTGAAGGTCTAATTCTCTTGCTCTAAGTTTAGCAATAGGGTCATTATCAAATTGAGAAGTTATTTTTTTCTCTTCATTCATAAATTCTTCCATCATATCTGCAATGAGTTGTGCTTTTCTTGCTTCAATTTTTTCAGAGAGCATTCTTACTTGCATTTGAATCTGTGGATTTTGCATTGCTTGTGGATTTTGTTGAATCATGGCAAGTTGTTGCATTTCATTTCTAAATTCTATCTCAACTTGTTCTTGAGCCATTAATGAAATGTGTTCAAAACAATTTTTCTCAAGTGATGCCATCACCATTGGATTATTTCTTGCCATATTCGTTGCCATAAAATTCAAGTGAGCAGTAATGTGTGCTCTATGATCTTGACCAGGAAACGCTTGGAACGGTTTCCCTGCTAAAGCATCGATGTGTTCTAAAGCAGGGTCCTTTGGTTGAGGTGGTTGTGGTCGAATTAAAATTTTATCTATGTCTTTAACACCAAGTGCTTGATACATATTTCTATAAACTTCATATTGGTTATGCATTGCTGGATTTGAGGCCGCCAGTTGCAACTCTGTTTGCGCAAGGGAAATACGCTGTGTCTGTGAGAAAATATTAGGGTCTGCAACTGGCAGTATATCTACTCTGTCATCAAAGTCTGATTGTTTAATTAGTCTTTGACCACCAACAACATCATAAGGATATTCTTGAGGTAGATATAACTTGAAAACTCTTGCCATTAATTTGAACTCTTGTTTTAAGGCTGCATAAATTCTTTTATGAATCGCGGACATTGTCCTTGATCCTCTTTCTAGCAACGCAACTGTCGTACCCACTGCGGCTTGTTGATTACCCTCTCCTACTTGAAGATCAGCTATAGATGCAAAACGCTGACCTGCTTGTACTACGACGCCCATAAGTGCTAAGAGTGTTTGTGATGGTTCCTTAAAAGGTAACATCATAAATGCATCCCTAATATTTCCACCTGGTGCGTCTACGTCTCTAAATTCTCCAGGTTGAATGGATTGTGCATCATCTCTAATTCTTATTCCACGCTGTTTAAAACCAGCAGGTAGGTTAGAAAGGGTACCAGCATCAAGTAATTGTCTTAATGCAGATGTAGCAGTTCTAGATAATCCACCAATCATGTGAATCAATCCAAAACCATAAAAGCCAAGTCCTGGTAAAAATTTAAAATGTACGAAATATTGAATTTTATTTTTCTTTGGATCGCCTACTTCGTAATTTCTTCTAATAGATAAAATCTCTCTTGAATTTTCTTCTAATGTTATGACGTAAGGTAACTTGATTCCTGTTGGCTCACCATCGGGCCCTACATCTTCAAATCCTTCTAAGTCTAAGTTTGTATGGAACTCTAAAATATTAAATACATCTTCTTCTCTTGCAGATTTACTTTGACCTTCTAGTTCTCTCTCTTTTCTTTCAACATCAGATTCATTTAATTGACCTGGTTTTAATTCTATGTCTCTATAAAAACCTGCAACTTGTTGTTTACGTAAATCATTTTCTGAAATTTTCAAAACATGAATGATTGATTCCGCATCATCTAATGAGGTAGCTGAATACGGAACGATCAAATCATCTGCAGGTACGAACTTTGATACAGCTCGTTGTTCTACCTCATCATAATAAACTTTTTTAAATGATGATCCTGCTAGAGGTAGATAAAATAACATTTGATCAAAATCAGGTTCATAATCTTTCATCTGATCCATGATTTGATAATTCATAAAGTCTTTTACACGTTGAGACTGTTGTTCTTTTTCAGGAGTTGGTAATCCTAAAATTTGAGTTCTTACTGGTCCTTCAGCGGGTAATAATTCTTTATAAGCTAGTGATTGAAATTGTGTAACGGCTTCTGCAAGAACAGGATGTGTTGCACCTGATGCACCTTGAAATGGTTCTGTTCGATTGTCGTATTTAAATCCTAATAAATCTAAACCTTCTCTGTAAGTTCTTTCCCAATCTTTTCTTGAAGATTTATAATCTTGGTAGTTTTGATAAAGTGAACTTCCTAATCTTCCTAATACGTCATCAGGTAAATGGTCAGCTAAATTATCATAGTGACCTTCTCCACCTTCTACAGAAGCTACTGCTGGATCGTAATTAATATCTACTGATCCATCTTCATTTTCAGTTATCTCAACTGGATTTCCAGCTTCATCAAGTTGCTGTTGTTCTTCAACTTGAGCTTCTTGAACTTCTTCAGGCGATGGTACGTTTACTGTTTGCTCTACGTTGGGTAATGCTTTGTCTATGTTGTCTGCCATTTATTTTCTCCGAAGGAATAGATTTAACACTATTATAATTAATATTCAAGCCTTGTGGCTGGGGTCCTGATTTAGGAGGTATTGTCTTTGTTAGCTTATTCATCTACAAAATCTTCAGATTCTCTCCAAGCATCATATTCTGCTTCTGCTCTGCCTTCTGCTTCAATAACTCTTTTTTCTCCTGGAGTAAGTTCTTTCTTTTTAACTCCTGTTGTCCATTCCTCAAGTTTAGATGGTCCACCTAAAACATCATCAATACTGTCTACAAGTTCTGAATCAAACTCTACATCATCTGGTCCCATTCTAGAAGGTACGTTGTCAAAAACAGAAAAGTCTCCTGCATATTTTGTACCATCTTCTAAAATAGAAGGTGGTTCATAATCAATTATATAAGGTTTTCCATATTCATTGTATCCTGATATTTCCCATCTTCCATTTGAATATTTGCCTATAGATACATCAGGTAAGTTTTTATTAGTTATCTCAACCAGGTCTTCATCAATTTGTTTAAACACAGAATTAGTATCATCTAAAATTTTAGATGCAAAACTTGGAAGCCATTCTGGCATTCTACTAGATGATTTACCTAACATTCTTATAGGTTTCATTTTTTCTACAATTTTAACTGCATCAACTATTCCTATGTATTTGGCTAAACCATAAACACTAGCTCCTCCAGTTATTTTTAAAAAGTCTCTTCGGTCAATTCCAGCTTTAGAAAGTTGTGTTGCTACTTCTTCAAAATCTACAGGATCAATTGGCTTACCTTCTCTAGAAGCTTTTAATATTTTATAAAGTTTGCTTCCACCATCTTCGATTAATTTAATGTAACCAGTTGCAGGTGCTACCATTTCTGCTCCAAGCTCTAATACATCACCTACTGCAATTGCTGATGGTCTTTCTTTCATAAGAGTTTCTTCACTTTTGTTAATTAACTTTTCTAGTCCAAATTTTTCAGAAAGAGCTTGTGTTGCACTTGGCTCTATTGCTTTTGTAAATTGTTCAAACATTTCCATACTTGGTTTCTGTTGAAGTAGTTTTCCAATTCCAACACCTACTGCAGCAGGAACTTTAATCGCCATCTCAACTCCTGATGCTAAACCTTTTAATGCTTTTTGTGCATAGTAAGGAATATTTCTTGGATCAGCTGCTTGAGACATTCTTTGTACAAAACCAGCTTCTTGAAATTTTGCTCTTCCACCAGATGCCATTCCTATTCCACTAAATAACATTTGTTGTTCTGCATCATAACGCTCCCTTTCCTCTGGAGACATATTTTTAATTCGTTCAATTTCACCTTTAGCCCACTTACCATAACCATAAGCTGCTTCACCTAACAAAGAAGCAATTCCAATAGGAGAAGCTGCTCTTGCAATTCTAAGAGCCGTAGGTGCTCTCATTCCTAAATTTAAAGCTCTTTCAGCAAGACCTTTTACTGCTTGATTTTTTATTTTGCTCGTTGCTAATTCTGATCCTTTGACAAGAGCAGGAGCAAAAGCTAACTCAGCTTCAAGTCCTAATCTGGATTCAGGGTCTTTTAAATCTAATTTTTCACCATCAAAAGCATAACCTCTAGCAATATTCGTTGGACTAAAATAAACTCCAGCTGCAGGAATTATTCCTTTTGCAATCTGTTGTGCATATTTACCAAACATTCCTTTGCCTGCTGCTGCCGCTGTTCCTGCTGTTGCCGTTCCAGCCGTTACTTGTTCAGTTAAAGATGGTCCTATTTCTTTAATAGGGATATCTCCTATTCCAGCTGTAGACTCATATTCTCTTCTAACAACTCCAAGATCCCTTAATGCTTCTGGAATATATTGTGAACCAATCATTGCTGGTAAAACAGAAGCTGCAAATACTTTGTCTATAAAAGGCATTTTAGGAGAAGTTCCTGATAGCTTATCGTAAATACCCTTTGCATTTGGATTAGCTAAAAATTCTTTAATGGTTCTAGCTTTACCTACATCAATGGTGACTCCTGTCTTAGCAAAATTATCTTCAAGGTTTAGGCCTAATCCTTTTAATTCAGAAATTCGTTGTAAGCCATAAACTTGTGTAGGTGATTTAATGGATAGTTTAGGTACATTCGCTTCATTTAATCCTCTAGTGTTCTTAATAAATTTTTTTCTCTTCTCTTCAAAATTTTTTATAACTTGTTCTGGATCTCCTCTATTAGACTTTACCGCGCTTTTTAATTTTTCAATGTGTTTCTCAAAGTCTTTAACAAATAAAGCATAGTTTTGTGTATTTAATTTTCCTTCTAAAATATTTACAAATGTTCCATAAGGAGCCATTCCTGTTCTAGCTGTTGCTTTAACTCCAGCAATCTCATTTAAGTTTACTCCATAAGGATTCTTTTTTCTTGGATCATAAACAGGTATCCCTGCCTCATTTAAAATTTTTCTAGCTTGTCTCTTCATGCTACTAAGATCTTTAGTATCAAAGTAAGTATCTCCTACGTCATTCGTAATTGCATCTAATGCTGCACGATAAGGAGCGTCTGCATAAATACTTTGCCATGGAAATCTATCTATGTCTCTAAACAAACTAGTAGCTATTTTTTTATTTACTGGAAGTTTAAGTTTTCCAACGTTTAAAAACTCTGTTCCATTTAAAACTTGGGCCAATCTATAAGTTGCAAAACTTCCTTGATTAGGAGTCATTCCTAATTTTTTAAATCTTTCTATGGCAATTTTTTCTGGGACGACTTTTCCTTTTTTTAAATACGAGCTTGTAATGGGATCCCTAAATAATTGATAAACTCTTTTTTCAACTTCTGGTGTAATTCCATATTTACTGCCTTTACGTAAATAATAATCTTTTATTTTTTGCAACTGTGTTTCATTTGGATTCTTAATTATCCAAGTAGGTTTACCTTGACCTAGGTCTACAGCTTTCATTTTTAAATCCTTCATTAAGAAATTTTCTGCAAATCTAGCAGAACCTAAATTTCTTCTTGTACCTGAAGCTTCACGTGAAATAGGTTCTAATATCTGTTCTCTTAATCCACCTAAAATTCTTTTCTTTCCCGTGACTGGATGAGTCACGACTCTTCCTTCCTTACCAACTAATTTTGCAAGATCAGTTAAAGTAATGTAGTTACCTCTTTTATAAAGATTAAAATTTTTACTTTTGTCTTTATACTTTTGATATGTCTTTATTATGTTTCTTCTTTGGCCAGGAGTTAATTCTTCCCACTTTCCTTTGATAGATTCAAATTGACTTTGAGTTTTAAATTTATTGTAAATAGAATCAGGATTTAAATATTCAGTTTCATAGAATTTCTTTACCTCTCCTCCTAATCCAAAATTAACTCTACCTCCCATTGCCATTAAGACTGAATCATCTTCGACTGGAGCTTGACCCGTTAAAGGTCTGTCAATTTGTTGAATGGCTCTTCTTTGTAAATACTCTTCGTATGTTTCTTGTGTTGGATCATAAGTTCCTCTTAGTTCATCTTTCAATGGACCAGGCGACATCATATCAATGACGTCTGCTCTTAAATTCTTATCTTTTTCTTCTGTGGAAATATTTGTAGTTGGAGAAACTTTCTTTAGACTCTCGACGCTCGCATCTAGCTTCGAGGGTCGGGCAGGGCGAGTCAGATATTTCATCATCTGAATGTTCTCAGAGAATTTCATATGACTATAACCCCATTAAATAGTTTAGACCGCCGCTTGCATTTTTAGTTCTTGTAGTATTTTTTATAATGTTTAGTATTTGATCTTTGTCCATACCTTTATCCATCATTAATAATGCTTCATCAAGAGTAGCCATAACTTCGGCTCTTCTTTGTGGATTGTCGTCAATAACAATTTTCTTTAACAAATCATCTGAAATTTTATCTTGGTACTTTGCATAAATTTGTTCATTAGTAAGTCCCATTGGTTCTTTCATACCAACATCTGCGGCAGCTTCCATTGCATCCATTTCTCTTTGAGCAGCTTGTTCATACATATTTTTAGCTGCCCTTTTTCTCATAATATCTCCGTATTGTTGTTTAGCCAATTTTTTATAGAAAGCATCATAAACTTTTAATCTATCTTTTAAGGCAACGTCATCGACTGTACTTCCAATACCTTCAAAGAAAGAATCAGTTAAAGCATCTGCATCATATTTAATATCACCTGATCTTTGGAAAAAATTGTCCATCGTATCATCAACGTGTTTATTAAATTTTACTCCTTCACTTCTAAGAATTTTATTTAGACTTACTTGTTCTGGAACTTTTGTTCCCATACCAATTTTATCTACGATAAGATTATAAGTTTTTTTAAGTCCAGCCATATTTTGACTAGCCATTCTTTCTAAAGCTTCTCTAGTAACTTGGTCAGGTCTAACAGAAAAAAATTCTTGAACTAAATTTTTATTTTTTAAGATGGTTTTAATCATCATTTCAACAAGACCTTTACTAAGACCTACTCGTCCACCTGTAGCAAAATCTAAATAACCACCTCTTGATTCCATAATCTTTTGTATGCCGTCTAAAACAGCTTTACGTTCTCTTTCTGAATAATCAGCGTACGTTCCTTCTCGAAGCATAAGCTTCTTAAGTTCATTTGACATACTTTTTACATCTTTGTCTTTTAATAAATTAATCGTGTCATCGACTAAGTTCTGACTGAATCCCATCTCAGTCATAATACCTCTACCTTGTGAAGCTGCTTCTTCTGTTTCAGAAGGCATCCATCCTTTTGGATTTTTTGTAGAGTAAGGAGCCTCTGGTCCTAACCTTTCAGTGATATCTGTAACAGTTGCTTTAGGTCCTTTTACTGCAGAAGGAGTAATTGACTTTTCATACAACTCTAATTGTTTTGCTTGATCGGATATGTATGATTTTTGTTTTTTAGTTAGCTCAAGTCCTTTGCTCTTAACATACATCATAACCTTTGCTAAATTCTTAGAAACTTGTTGAGCTAGTTCGGGAGTCATTTTAAAATAAGGTAAGACCTTACCCATATTTAAAAACAATGCTTTTATAATTCCTGACATCTAATAATACGTCCTTTGTTTTTGTGGTAATGGCTCATCCTTGTAATCATCAGGAAGTTCCAAAAATCCACCTTGTCTAAAGCGCATGACAGCTTGTGTCATAGAGTCTACTAAATCATCG